CCATGCCTGTCTCTTTTATCTGGTTCAAGTTTTGATTCTGAATATCTATGATGTTTTTCACTTATTCTTCCACCATTTCTATCAACATATAATGCTATTTTTCTTGATACATAATTTTTAAGTAATAAATCACCGATAGCATAGCCTTCATAATCAGGTCTCTGAGGTAAAGTTCCTAACCCTATCATGAATTGAGCTTTAAGTTGTTGTGCGTTTTTGTGTGTAATCATTTGTGACCAAAGCAATCTTGTTGCAACTCTTACACCGCCATAAACACTA